TATTAAATAACGTTCTTGATGTTCTAGACGAATACTGGGAGTGATTTTCCTTCATGTTCTAGCATCTTGGCAATTAAGGTCATTCTATCTTTATATCGTTGTATGTAAGGTTCTTGTAAGTAAGGTATATAAGCTTGTTTTGTAGATTTATATTGTAAATAGGTATAGTCAAACTGATAACGTAGACACATGCGATCTGTAGTATCACCTAGTCGTCTATGTTGTACGATACTGTTATCAAATATCAGTAAGTCATCGTCATTCTCCCACCAGTAATCATAAGTATATGGGTCTAGTCCTTTTCTTATTTCTTCTAATACTTTTTTCGCTTCTTGGTTAGACATGCCTTTGATGCCTGTAACAGTGTTAAAACTGTAGTGTAATCCTTTGATCCCTGCAGGACTCTGTATAACCAGAGGTATCTCTGTGTCTTCATCAGGGCACATGTTCTTGTACATTAGATTATCCTGTGGATCGTTGAGACCAGGATTTATCTTGCCAGGCATAAAATTATGGATGAGAACCATCTCATCTAGTTCGCTACGAAAACTATCACTTACACCATAGTAATATGGTGTTGTTACCATAAAACCTGTAGCACTCTGTTTTACATTCTCTACACCTAATAGTGCAACTGCGGGTGTAAATGCTATATCTCCACTCTCATTACTATGCCATAGTAACTCACCCTCAGCAAACATGCCTATGGGTTTACCATTAATTTTCATGCCACTAATTCTTAGTGCATTTCCTGTCTTCATATTACCACCACCGACACGAAAAAATTCTCTGATGGTATCTCTATCTTGTTGTTCTAGTTTTGGATTTCGTAAAAGTTTTACAACATTACCTTCTGCCTCTGGATACTTGGCAAACAAAGTTGCTGCATAATTTTGTCTGTCCTGTCCCCACTTTCTCATAACTTGTAAGAAAGATTGTTTTTGGAGACCAGTGTTCCTGATAATCATGACAAGTTTTTCCATGTGTAACTTGCCAAGATCCATCCACTCTCGTCGAGACATGTTTTTGAAATCTACATCATCAACGAATACACCATATCCCTCAAGATTAGGAATATCAGTTATGCGGGTCATAGTATCTTATGAGTGCTCCTGTTGCTGCAATTAATATAACAATACTTACTAATACCCAAGTCATTCTGGTAACTCCTTCATCATTTTTCTTACATTATCTTTCAGTTTATCATAGAACTGAGGACCTATTTCTTCCTTTGGCATGCCTAGCATAGCTGCAGCATTTTTTACCTGATCTACAAGTTTCTTTGCTTCTGGATCCTCAGACAACGTAACACGCATGTACATTGTTTGTTGAATTTCAATCAGACGTAACATTTTTTGTAACTGTTCTTTTTTCTGATCTAAACTCAACATCAGACCCATTCTGTTGATGTCCATGTAAAGTTCTTGCATTTGGTGCAGTTCTTGTTGAACTACTTCTGATTGAAAAAATTTCATACGTATTGTTGTTTGATGATACTCTTATATTTACCTTTATCTATATGAATAAAGGGTTCGTATTTCACTACCCGATTACGGATGGGTTTCCATACGATTTCTTCTTTGATAATCTTGTCAAAGTTGTCAACATAGTTGAATATCTTATTAAAGATTGCCAAAGTTTCTATGCTTATTCTACCACCTAGATGTGCTTTTAGCAAGGGTGGGTGCATACCATCTATTATAAACAATTTATCAAACAAGTGCGAGATGTCATGTAGAGTCATTACATCTTCTTTGAACCTATACGATAATGATTGTTTTCTTTTGAGATACTCTTGATAATTCTTTGCACCTTCTCTTACCAATGTAGCAGGATAGACTTTATCTTCTACTATCATATTAGCTACAAAAAATTCGCGTAACTCGTCCTCTTTGAAAGTTCTCGAAAGTTTCACAAAAAAGAATTTATCTCTACGACTGTCAAATGACTGCTGTGATGCTTTAGCAGCGTTACCATATTTGAAATAGTCGAATGTGTCTGTAGTGAAGTGAAGTTTCAGAGAGAGGTACATTTTATAGACCTCTATTCCACTCACAGTTTTAAAAATGCTTTAGATGTTCTCTTCATGTAGTTGAGTCTTTGTGCATCATATTTCAACTTCTCTTTCAATGGTTTAGATATTAATTTACTGATACCATCCATTTCTATATTCTTATCTTCACAGAACTGAACAATTGCTTCAATGTAATTAAGATCACCTTCTTTGACAATATTCTCTATCTCCACTGAAAACTTTGCAGCGGTCATAAAATTCTTTTCAAAGATGTCTTCAACTTTACCAGTTGCCATTGTCTCTCCTATAGGCGTCAATATACTCTTTAAGTTTTCGAGCGTATTTGATTGTGTCATAAATTTCAAAGATTTGCGGTTCGCCTGTCTCACAAGCGATAATTGTAACAAGTTTCTTGGGTATCAAACCAGTCAACTCTTGAAACATTATAGCATATGCTGTCTCCTGTGCAAAGTAGTCGTGTATCCATTCTTCACGTTTGTACTTTGTAGAAGTTTTGAAATCTATTATCGCTAACTCTCCGTTGTATTCTGCAATACAATCAACTCTTCCTGCCATTTTCAAGAGACTAGAAGACAAAGGTTCCTCTAGGGCATGTATATTATCAATACTATCTAGGTAGGGTTTAATCTGGTAGAATAACCCCATGGATAGTGGATCGTCACTATATTTACTAATTGATTTATTTTCTAGATATAATTCACATAACTTGTGGCACTTATTTCCTCTTGTAGATGCACGTTTTGATATAGCATTTGCTTCTTCCTCACCAACCTTTTGTCTCCACTCAAATATTGCTTTTTTCTTAGAATGTCCTATTACAGTTGTAACAGAAGGGTAGAGAGAATCACCAACACGATATCTCCTACCCTTTTCTGTAGTCGTTGCTTTTAACTGTGGAAAGTTATGTATGTTTAAATGTTTAAATGCCAAGATTCAATTTACTAATCAAATAAGATTTGACTAGACCTGATCTCACGATATCGTCAATGCCAAACTCAATACTTTCAAACTCATCCATGTCGTCAATAATTTTTTTGAAGTCCATGATACCAGTTTTCTCATGTGCCTTAATAAGATCACTCTGTGCAGCGTCTCCTGCAAAAATAATTCTACTATTCACACCTAGTCTTGTTATTATACTATCTAATTCATGAAAATTCAAGTTCTCAGATTCATCAACCAAAACTATACTATTATCTATGGTAGTTCCACGGATGAAACTTGTAGACCAGAATGATATAGTATCCTGTGCTTTTAGATTGCCATACAACATTTCAAATGATGCATCATCAGGCATCTCGAACATATATCTTACCATGTTCTTATATGGTATCTGATATAGGTTTGCTTTATCCTCATGGTCGCCTGGCAAGAAACCAATCTCTCTTGTAGGAACTAACGATCTTACAATGTATAGTTTATTATATGGTGTAGATTCATCTAGAATACTCTTAAGTGCAAGATATAATGTAATAAATGATTTACCAGTTCCTGCAGCACCGAATAAAAACATATGCTTATTATTCTGCCATGCCTCATACACCTTCTCTTGTGCGGGTGTAAGAGGTTTTATGTCTATTAAGTGATCTGCTCCTATTGGTTTCTTTCTCATTTTTCTGGATGATAACCCAACCATTGTAGGTTGTTTCTTACTTTTAACTGGCATTACTTAAGTGCGTCGAATTTGGCATAGGGATGATGTTTCTTGACGTTGTTTAAACGATCTTTGAAACCTTGTGGGAGTTTATTTTGATAATCACCAATTTCCCTCACAGCAGACATAGTTCCTGCTTGCCAATTCTTTTCCCATTCTGGATTCTCTTCTCTCCACTTCTCGTATGCTGAAATAGTAAGGTTTAATTCTTTCTCTTCACCTGTGGTGTAATTTTTTACTGGATATACTGGCATTACTTATACTCCCAATTCAATGCGTTTGTACATACAGGAAACTCCTTCTTAAAAATGTCCCTTACTTCTTTTACTATGTCCATATGTTCTTTTTGTGTTCCATGTGCACTACGTAAATCTATATAGTGAATCCAAGACCGAACACTTCCTGTCATGTATATACGGGTTGGTGTTGCTAACGGGAGAACAAATCTCGCACATTCCTTCGCAACACCCTCACGTATGAGTTCGTTGTAGAGATCAATGCCCTCAGCGAAATACCTTTTAATCTGGTCTTGTAACCTTTTCGTTTGTTCTTCGGGTATATCATCATTACTATTTTGACGGTTTTTTAAATCCTGACTACGAAGATCAGGCACTGGAATTTCTCCCAACAGATTAGTGTTTGCATAACGCTGACTAAACTCTTGGAATGTAAATGATCTATGTCTTAATATTTGAGCTGCTATTCCTCTGTTAGTCTCTATCTGTAAGGTCATAAATGACTGTTCAAAGACACTCCAGTGTTCATTCTTAATACAATAACTTAACAATTTTGAATAATCTTCATTGTTTTGATTATTTGGATTACTAACTCTTGCTATGTAAGCCATTGTTTTTTCTGCATCAGGAGTTAGCGAAATAAGTTCAACTTTACTCATTTTAGATCTTTGCTAAAGTTACCTTTTCTGGTTGATTTTGATATTTACCTTTTCTATCTTCATAGGTTGTAGAGCAAGGATCACCTTCAAAAAAGAGTAGTTGACAGATACCCTCGTTAGCATAAATTCTGCAATCAGCACCTGAACTATTACTAAACTCTAAAGTTAGGTGGCCTTCCCATCCTGCTTCTGCAGGTGTTGTATTAACTATAATACCTAGTCGAGCATAAGTACTTTTGCCAATGCAAATTACAGTGATATTTTCTGGAACTTTCATCTTTTCTAAAGCGACTCCTAAACCATAGGAGTGAGCAGGGAGAATAAAAAAGTCTCCATCATTATCATGATGAAGAACAGTCTTTTCTAAATTATTAGGATTAAACTTTTTGGGATTCATCACAGTACCTGGGATATGTCTGAAAATTAGGAACTCTTTTGATGAAAGTCTTAAATCATAGCCATAGGATGAACATCCGTAACTCAAAACTGGCTTTTGTTTATTGTCAGGCTCAAGATGCCTCACTAAATTTGATTGAAAGGGCTTTATCATTCCTTCCGAGGCTTTTTGATTTATCCAGAGATCATTTTTTAGCATTGTTTTATGAGCGAAGTTCTGTAATTTGGTTGGCCATTAATAATAAATCTTTAGGAATATCTGTACCAGTTAGGATTACATCTCCAGATACAAATCGGTTTTCAAGTGTTGAAATCAAATCATCCTTATCGATAATCTTCATCTTTATAGCGAGAAAAATTTCATCAAGTATGATTTGATCATTTTCACCAGAAAGTAATTCTTTTTTGCAAAAACTCCATAATTCATAAGTAGATTCATGAATAGATTTTTTTAAATTTGGGTTATTTTCAATTTCTTCATTATAATATTTGATTACTCTTTCATAAGTATCTTTCAAAGACTCAGTATCTGGAATTTTATCGACAGGTATATCTTTATATATATTTATATATCTTTTTTTTATCTATCTTC